AAAGGTACACAAAGCACCCCATTTTAACATTTCCCAACACATATTTAACAGTTGCTAACACACTTTGGCACGCTTTTTGCTCTGTGCCGCAATTACGATTATTTAACACATTTAACACTGTTAATTAACACTGTTAATATTGTTAAACTTTACTAATTTTGTTAACATTTGTTCGCCTGTTATTGTTTCACGTGGAACAACCTGTTATTAATGTTTCACGTGAAACATAAGAGGTATATGTTAAAAAGGTTTAAATTTAAATTTTTACACTATTTAACAAAAATAATTTGGTTGTTTCGTGAAAAAGTCGTACCTTTGCATCAGAAAATTTAAGTTAAACGTTTTAAAATATAAGGTTATGGCAAAGTACAAAATTTCGTTAGAAAGTGAAATCCGTATGTCTGTAAAAGGCATCACGGTTAAAACAGAATCAGCAACCGCAACAGAACTTGTTGAGGGTGACATGAAAGACGTTGCAAGGGTTATGTTTAACCACGAGGTTAATTGTATGAAGATAAACAACATCAAGAAATTAACCGATAACAAATTGGGTGAAGACGTTTGCAGCATTCTAACTTTAACACAAGTTAGCGAGAGAATCGGTTAAATGTTTAACCGCCTGTAAGGTTCACCCCTTACAGGCTTAAAATAATTGATATATGGAATATTCATATTTTAGAATTACATTTAAACAAACCGACAAAGCAACGGTTTTCATGGTACGTTCTGACAAAGTAAGCGAATTCTTTAATAATAAGATTGATTACTTACAGGGCGATTGTTCAATAACAGTTAAGGGGCGTTTTCCAACGCACAAAGTTTCTAGCAAGTGGTTTATGATTACACCAACAGAAAATAAATAAGTGATATGAAAAAGATTAAGTATTTTAGGTTGTCTGAGTTCTTAAATTCAGCAACCGCAAAACGTTTGGGGATTGATAACACCCCATCTTTTGAGGTAGTGGATAACTTGAATAAGTTAGCTGATTATTTAGATGTTATCCGTGAAAAGGTAGGTAAACCGATTCTGATTTCTAGCGGTTTTAGATGTCCTATGTTAAATAAAGCTGTAGGCGGTGTTTCTAACAGCCAACACCAAAAGGGTTTAGCTGCGGATTTGATTTGTGCCGATATGGAATCTTTGGAAAAGGTTCTGAGAGAAACAGGTGGTTTCGACCAACTTATTAAAGAGCACCGCAAAGGCTCTAAAAGTTTTTGGTATCACGTTTCGGTAGCACCACGAAATGTTAAACCACGTCAACAGATTATTATGAACTTAGAAAAGAAATAAGTTATGCAAAAATGTTTTAAGGTTTTACAGGATTCTATTTCAGTTTCCATTGAAAATTTAAAGTCTGTAGCAGAAAACACTACAGGTGATAACGGTTTATTGCTTAACTCTGTAATCGATACGCTACAGGAACAGCAGAAAGTAGTAGAACATATTTCTAACTGTTTAGATACAGAAATGGGTATCAAAAACAGATGTTTTGATTTCCTTTGCAAGAAAGGTTTGATTAACGAATTTTACAGAAAATAAGAAAAAGGGGCGGCATTTATTACCGTCCCTTTTCTTTTATAGATATACACCGTTTTTAAGTTCTGAAATAATGGTGTTATACTCATCTACCAACAAATTAACCTTGTCCAAATCTACGTTTTCAAACTGTGCATAGCCTGTTACTTTACCGATTGTTACGGATTCCTGTGTATTGTTCACAGGTTTATCTATTGTAGTGTTCTGCGTGATAATAACATAAGGTTCTAAACCGTACAAAATTTGTTCGTCCCACTGCGTACCACCTACGATATTTAATTCTGTTGTACCTGTCTTGTAAATAACATCACGTGACAAAGAAAAACTTTCTAACTGAAATACAACACCATCACAGGACAAAAACGCAACCGCATCACCTGTTATAACGTTCACTTTGAAAGATAGGTTTACCGTTTTACCGATATACTTACTATCTACTGCAACAAAGCCACGGCACGGAATAAACATTGAAATCTGTGCGTTATAGTCTTCCGAATCACCGTTTAAACCTGTTAACGTAACATCACCAAAGTCTAGCAAAATAACGTCCTTTTCGGGTGTTCGTACCGTTATACCTGTGTTGTAGTTACCGCACCGCAAAGAATCTGTGCCCGATACGGGAACGTTTGTAAAAATGCGTTTGATACGATTTACAAAGATTCCCAAATTAACCTCCTCATAGATACCCTGTGTATCGTCTTTTATTTCAAAGAAACGCTGTTTAGAAAATGCGTCCAAATTGTCAAGTGTCACGCAATAAACGTTTATAGCACCGTAATTTCTTCCAACAGGTGTTATTATACTAGCCACCGCTTTAACGCTTATAGACACACAGGAATCGGGCACAGGGAAAGAAATTATACCACCTGTAACACTTATAGTAACATCTTTCGTACCATCATTCCAAATAAGATTGCAAGAATCTAAATTGTAATTTGTAAGCGGTGTGACAGTCAAATTTAACGTGCTACCTGTCTTAACTGTCTGTGGCTGTGGTGAAACGGTGCAATTTGTCAACACATAAGTAACAGGAACGTCTTTCTGCGGTGTTTCGGGTGTAAACGTACCTGTAATAGTTACGGTTTCGTTTGTGGCAACAGGTACACTAAATGTCGCTATTTTACCGTTAACGTTCATATTTCCTGTTGTTTCCGTTCCACTTTCGTTTCTGTAAGAAACTACAGGTACAACATGGTAACTACCATCTGTGTTACCTGTCAACGTAATATCGAAAATTTCACCGTTTTGCACATAGTTTGCAGTAGTTCCCGAAACGTGGTTTGTTATTGTTAACTCTTTCTGTTTCGGTGTGAACGTTCCGTTAATTGTTACCTCTTTGTTTGTTTTTACAGGTACACTAAATGTAGCTACGTTACCGTTAACGTTCATTTTTCCGAGTGAATTTTCATTGTACTTATTCCTATACGTAACTACAGGCGCAACCGTGAAATCACCGTCTGTGTCACCTGTCAACGTAATATCGAAATTTGTATCATTTTGCACCGAAACGGCATTCGTACCCGAAACGTTATTTTTAATCGTCAACGTTTTAACTGTAGGTTCGCCGCCACTTGCTTTTAGGTAGCATTCCATTTCGCCTGTATTGGATTCTCCAAACATAATACGTTTAGATAAGTATTTGCCATCTGACGAAATACCATCAATAAAACCGTTCTTAACTTTTGTATCATCACTAGCGGGGACTCTTTCTAAATTAAAATTACTGATTCTTACAGAGCCATTGAACATTCTGGAGATATAGTTATTACCTCCGTCCTGTGGCAAAAAATAGCAACCGTCTACCGCTTTTGCACAAAATATAGTAGATTCGCCTCCTGTATCATAATTAACACTACTTATAGATGTAGTAGTGCAATTTGTAAGATGATAATTAATTTTATAACTTGCCATTACTTATTACCTTTTATAGTTACCATTACAATACTACCTGTTTCGTTCAATAGTTCCTTATTAGGAAAATCTAACTTTCTTACGTTTGGTCTTACGTCCACCACGTTTGCACGGTTTGAAAGATATTTGTTAACGTTTTCACCCTGTGTTAAGATTCCACTACTAGCAAGGATTTTATCTTTATAGGTAAACAGCACGTCAACTTTCAAACGTACCGTGCATAAATCTCCGTCCTGTGTCAATTCCTTAACAAAGTAGTAGCGGTTTAAACTTTCGATATAAACGTAATTAAACGTTACAGGTGTGCTAGTTCTAAATCTTACCACAGGTGTTAAGACGTTGAAACTAACATTTAACAAGCCTGTGTACTCGCTGTTTGCCTGTAAAGTCTTATTTACTTCGTTAGGTTTACCGTCAAAATTGAAAGTTTTAATTTTAATCATACCTTTAAAGTTTAAAAGGGTGTTTCCTGTGCTATCAACTACAGGAAAACACCCTAAACAGTTAAACAACCCAAATTAGGCAACAAAGAACACTACAAAGTTCTCATTTGTGTCGTTGAAATAACCTGCATCAAACTTGTAGTAGTTATTGAAAAACTCAGCCTTTGCGTTATAGTTTGTGGTTACTCGCTTGTCAAGGTTTGTGACACCCAAAGCCTCACGGTCAAACATAACACCGAGTACACCACTAACTGAAACGCTTGCACCACTAGCAGATTTTACATCAATCTTTGAAACGTCTGCAAAGGCATAGTCTTTGCCTGTAGATTGCCAACTTGCCACGGTCTCAGCCTTTGGTAACAGAACGTTCTCATCGTGGAACGTATCGGCATACAGGTAAGTTTTTGCAGCGGCTGCAAAATCTGACAAAAGAACGGTATGCAAAACGTCCTTTGGTGTGAAACGTTCCTTACCACCTACGTTAAACAGGGTGGAAATGGTCTGCAAACGGTCTGCATACAATCCCATTGTATAGGCTGCAAAACGGATAAAGTCAGGAGTAGTCACTGCTGCGTCTGCTGTAATTTGTGCTCCTGTCTTACCGTTATACAATTTCAACAGGTTCACACATCTAACAGTACTAGCAGAACTGTAGTCCACTTTTTCGTTAGTAGATGTAACAAAACCAAATGCGGCTTTATCTGCGTCCAAGGTTTCTGCAATCATATTGTTAATAGTACGCATAACCAAAGCGTCTGTCTTAATTGTCATAGACTTTTCAACAGCGTTGTAAATCATAGACAAAAAGCCATTCAACTGTGATGCACTGCTGAAAGATTCCTTAACCTGTCTTTCTGTGATAGATACAGGAACTTCGAAAGTTACCTTAGAGTTGAAGAACTTAGCAGAAACTGTCGGTCTGTGGAACACGTCCTGTTTGTACTCTTTACCGTCTGTAAGATTCCACGTGTCGTTTTCCTCAGCCTGTGGAACGTCTGCTGAAATCTTTTCCAAAACAGAGCCAAATTCCCACGCATCCATCAAAACGCTAGGAACTTTACCACTGTAAGGGCGATTAACGAAAACCACCTTACCTATATGGTTTACAAGTGATTTAACGTAATTGTCAACGGCATTTTGGTTAAATACCTCATTGCCCAAATCAACAATACCTGTGAGGTCTTCGTGTACCAAATCTGTTTTACCCAAAACCTCAGATGAAACGCTATTAATAAGCGTATAAATTTGCTTTACTTCCATTTTATATAAAATTTAAGAATTAATAAATATCTAAACTAATTTCTTTTGCAATCTCTGTTACCACCTGTGTTTTAAAGTTGGTTTTTCTGAGATTCATTTCTTTTTGAATAATTTCACTAACAGGAACGCTAGACGGAATACCGCTCTTACTACTTGTTTTCGTGCTTGTTTCTTTTCTGTTCCCTATGGAATCTATTTGCTGTTTCGTGTCATTGCCAAATTCACCATTGTTAAAAGTTACACTTGAATCGATAGTGTTATTATTTCCTGTTTCGTCAACTGTGTTATTTTCTGTAACAGTTTCTTTTGATGTGACAGGATTTAACACATCATATTCGTTATTAAACACTTGAATCTGTTTTTGCCATTCATCAAACTTAACTGTAATGATACCTTTAATAATATCGGTTGCAGTTTCTTTTGTGATAGAGTCAACTAGTTCCCTATTTCCATATTTGAAACACAAATCAATATCGATTAAGTTTGGTTTGTCTTCCCCGAAAATTGATTTGTACAAAACAGGAAAATTAGGCTCAAAAATGGTTTCAAACAAACCGTTATCCACCGTGAAAAATTCTTTAATTTTCATCTTTGTTTTCCTTTTCCTCTTCTGTTTCTTCTGTTTCTTCTGTTTCCGTTTCCGTTTCTTCTGTTTCCGTTTCCGTTTCTTCTGTTTCTTCTGTTTCTTCTGTTTCCGTTTCCGTTTCTTCTGTTTCTTGCGTTTCTTCCGTTTCCTCTGTTTCCTCATTTTCGTTTTCCTTTACAGGGTCAACGTCTTCCGTTTCTGTATGGTCGTGCCCGTCTTCCGTTGCTTTGAGTAATGACAAATAGTTTTCGTGCTCAATCTTCCAACTAGACCCCAACGTTACCGTAATATCTGTGCCAAACATTTCGTTAACACGTTTTACACCCTCAACACGTTCTGTTAACATTGAATCAACGAACGGCATTAAAGCGTCTGTATTCATTGAAACTTCCTGCGTGTTCAAACGTTCACGTTTCATATTATAGTTTGCATTCAAACCTAAATCGTTGAACATTGAAGCCTTATAGTACTGCAGAAGTTCAATTAATTGCCCGATTTGTTGGTTTCCCTGTGTCGGTGGGGTTTGTAAGTTAACACCTTTGAAAAAGGCATTTTCCCCGATTACTGAGAAATCACCGTTTAAAATCTTCTGTAAGAAAGATTCTGCGCTTTGTTTGGTCTTATCGTCACTAGCGGAAATTAACATAGTGATACGTGTTAAAATGCTAGCCAAATTAAGCGTTATTGTCGCATCGGTGTAAAGTACACCATATTTGCCGATTATTGGCAAAAGTGAATCTGCAAACGGTGTGTTGTTGATAACGATAATATCGGAATCAATTTTAAACGTTTTGTTCAAATTTAACCACGGGTTTGCAACAACGTAATCTTTGCCGTGATAATACGCATCACATTCACCGCCACGTGTACCCTGTAAAGCATACAGTTCCCCGTTTACTTTTGCTATACCAACGTTACCCGATGTTTGCAGAATCTTTTCAAGTTCTACAGGGGGCATTGTTTCGGGTGTACCCGTGTACTCAAACATCTTTGATGTCATACAAAGAACTCGCTGAAAGAACGTGTCTAAGGCGGTATCTTTGTCTTTTACCTGTGTTTGATACAAGTTATAAAGATTCTCTTTTTTCATTACTTTACAAGTGTTTTAATTAACGTACAAAGTTCAGTTAACACTTTCGTGTTACTCTGTACTGTTTCATTTAACTTGTCGGTTTCGTCCTGATGTCTTTCGTTTTGCTTTTCCATATAAAAGAAAAGGGCGATACATACAGCTACAGGAAAACCAACATTACTAATTAACGATACTATTGCGTTTACGTCCATATAGCAAATTTAACTTTGTTATTTAATGGTGCAAAGATAAACAAAATATCTGAAACTACCAAATAAAAACAGGGAAAATGTTTAACGTGAAACACTTTTTTCCCTGTTTTAACATATATTAAGTTATAATGTTACTTCTGCTACTAGCCATTAAGTAATTTCTGACAATTTCCCCGATTTCGTTATTCTGATAAAATACCTTATCGGTTGCGAAATACTTAGTTATCTGTGATTCTACATAACTAGCTGTAGATAACAACTTCCGTCTATAGTTTGGTTTTCCGTTCATACAAAGGGAATAAATCAAACTGTTTTCTGTGTCCTTAATCGGTGTTGTCTTATTGTGGATATACATAAAGTTATTAACACCGTCTGAGGATTCCACCTGTATAATATTACCCTGTAATGTCATTTCGTTAAACTGTATGTAGAAAACGAAAAGCACATCTTTCGGGGTATATTTCACAGGTAGATGGGGATAAACAGCAAGTTCCCATTTACCGCCCGTAATCATCTGCAGGTTTTGATTATCGAAACAGAAATATTTGTTACTCGCTTTTTGCTTAACAATAGTACTACAATACTCTACAGCAACGGTTGCGCCGTGCTCACCGAATTTATAAATATCTATTGTACCCTGTTCCATCACTCGCACCTGTTTCAGTCCCATTTCTGTAAAATATGGGCAAAACTGATTCACGGTGTTTCCCAACATAAACACTTTAACATCGTTTCGCTGTCTGATAATAGTACTTAACAGGTTCATATACAGCATAAACTCATCGGGCAAATAATAACGTCTTGTCAAAAACTCATCGAAAACTATAGTAGTTATATTCGGGTAACTACTACTTTTTTCGTGTTCCTGTTCTGACAGACAGAAACCGAAACAGAACGGTACGTTATCGGGTACACGTTTTCTATTTTCGGGGTCATAGCTTGAAAGAAACCATTTGCCCGAAACATAAAACACCTCATTAAATTTGCCGTTTGTGAGTTCTTCGATAACACCGTTCGAAACGTGGTTTGCAAACAAACTTTCGGCACGTTTGCCCCTTAAATCCTCTCGCCATCTACGAATATAAGCCATTTGTTTTCCTGTGCGCAAATATTCTTTGATACCATACAATAAGGTGGCATAAGTTTTGCCGTTTGAACGTTCACCAAAGATAACGTTATAATCTGCATTCTTTGCTAAGATTCTAGACAAAGAATAAAATTTAGGTGTTTCCACCTTTTCTTTCTTCTGTTTCATATCATTCTTTCTTTAATCTGATTCCCATTAAATAATTTATATAAAGTACTGACAAACTCAAAGTGTACCCTGTAGGTTCCAAATGTACCCCTGTCTTTGTGTCATAAGTTGAAACCGTCCCCAAATAATCGGTAATAGTTCCACTTTGTTCGTAATCTACATAGGTGTGTATATTCTTACCTGTTGCAGACGGTGGTATGTCAAGATAGTTTGTAAATGCGTCAAATATTCCGTTTTCCCCAAATGTTTCCAACATATAGGGGATAGCAGATTTTTTGTTAACACCCGATACCGTCAAACTGTAATCGTAATCTTTTCCGTTTACCGTTAACGCTCCTTTTTCCTGTATCATATAACGTTTAGCACCCAAAGTTTTAAAGCGTCTGTACTGTCCTTCATAGTCCCAAACACCCAAAGGTTTTGCTATTCCATTAATAGTGACAGGCTCAACTTTTTCAAATGGTATTTTGTGGAACTTACAGGCTGCACGTAATTTTTGCTGTGCCAAATCGTTATAGGCTTTGAAATACTCTTTATGATTTTCCCCGTTTTTTATTTTTACGCTGTCTGTGTCGCTATATATGTAATCGTCACCGCATTCTGCTATACCTGTAAACAGATTTCTACGTGCATAGGCTGTTACATAGATTCCCCACGGATAGAAAAGAAAACGGTTTTTGCTGTCATTGTATTTATTTAGCACCTCTAAGCGTTTTTCGCCTGTCAAGTGTTCAACGTCCCACGTTTCGCCATCACAAACTATTTCATCACGCAAAGGATTTGTAACACTCATACCGTAACAGCTATTCAGCATTTCTTTGCTATTTAAATACTCAACTTCTTTGCCCCTTACACCTTTTAGTTTCGTTTTCATTTCATACAGGTGCAAAATAGATTTTATAAACTCTGTAGGCAAATATTCTTTTCTGTAACAAATCATTTTGCCTATTCTCACAGATTCCCACATATAGAACTGTGAAAACACTTTGTAATCTATTTCCGTGATAGTCATGCAGATTTTACTAGCACAAACCAAACGTCCGTTATTTTCTGAAACGTTTCCTTTTACGAAACACTTACTAACAGATATTGGGTTTTCATTATCCGACTTTGCAAAGATGTTTGTAAATTCCACGTCAAACACGCAACAATATTTTGATGTCATAAACTCAAATTGTTTCATAGACTTAACAGGAACAAATACACCTGTACTCATAGGAAATTTTTCGCTTACCATCACATAGGGGTAACTACTAGTAAAATCGTAACTATCTACGTTTTCTATTACCTCATCTGTATATTTTGCATTTGCGTGTGTGAAACCGCCCGAAAAAGCCCTTTGTAGCATTTCGAACTCTTCCATACCTGTTATATTTAAGTTATGGATTTTATCCAAATACTTAAAATTCTGTACCGTTTTACCTGTTTCGGGGTCTGTTGTCTTAAAGCACACAGAACGGCAATATTTTCGCACAAAGCCTGTCTTTGTTATCGGCAAATGGGTAATGTTTTTGTATTGTTCGATTAATTCCTGTATATAGCACATAACTACTTTAATATCGTTCAAACAATAACCCATTTCTTGTTGTGTTAACGGTGTTTTGCTATGACGTAACAGGCTGTAATCTAAATCACCAACCAACTTTTCACATTTATATTTGTGTAATTGTTCGCCCAACTTTGCAAGTGAATAACCCGACAACAAATAACTACATCTGAACTCTATTCCGTTTTCTGTGATTCCATAAATAGGTTTTCTAAGGTCTATTGAAAAAACCTTTGCCCATTGCAATAACTCTCTGAAAAATTGGAACTCATAAGCCAAATTGTGAACGTATATAATAATGCGTTTCTTTTCAGACAGGTTTAAAACGTCTGAAATTGTTTCTAACATAGTTATAAATTCGTCCCACGTGCGCCCGATAATACAATAACCGTTTATTCCAAATTGCCAAACGTACATTAAAGAACATTTTTCCATTTTGGTTTGCTTACCACCTAATTTCATGTAGCGGTCATAGGTGTATGTTTCGCCGTCCACATCACGGTAAAAAGATGTAGTTTCTATATCGAAAGATACAGGAACATTTAAGAACTTTTCGCCCTTATTGTTTCCTGTAAAATTCTTATCGTTCACAGCCAAAGCCAAAACTTTTTGTATGTCTTTCGGGGTGAACGTTTCTGTATGTAGTGCAAAAGGAATCTTTTTCATTATAAACCAAATTTTTTAAATTCGTCTAATATACGCTTTAACGGTTCATCTGTGTTATAGGAATCTACATCATTTATAAATGCTTCTGCGTTTGGGTCATTGCCGATTTGCTCTAAGGCATCATCTAAGGCATTTTCAATCTTTACCGCATCATCTTCGATTTGGTCTGAAACGTCTTTGGATTCCTGTTCAAGTTCGCCTGTAAAGTCTTTATATTGCATTAAGTATTGTTCCAAAAAACGCTCATCTGAAACACTCGCAATTTTGCCCATTAGCTTATCTTGCATAAGGGCAAAACTTTTATCGTCCAAATCATAGGCTTTTTTCAAGTGTTCAGCATATTCTTTTGTACCTGTGGCTGTAGATGTTGGCTGACGTAAAAAAGAAACCGCTTTTGAATACTCAATCTTTAAATCTTCCCAACTGTTACGCATAGAGAATTTAGTGAAACCTGTTATATTGCTTTTGTTAAGGGCAACAACAGCAGGCGAAACGATACCCAATTTTTCCACGTTCTGAATGCGCCTGTTAGCCTGTTGAAATACACGTGCTATCTCTTTGCGCAAATAGCCACGTGATTCTACAGCAGTTAATATTTGATTATCTAATTGCACTTTGCTAGTAAGTGCAAACGTTTTATTTGTAAACCCTATAGGATTCTGTTTAGCCATTTTAAGAAAGATTTAAATTAAACAAAGACAGGGACGAACAAAATTTAATTCGCCCGCCCCTGTGAAACCAACCTTTACACTAACAAATTCTACTTATCCACGAATGTGATACCATAGCACTTTTTAGCGTGTGATTCATATTCGTAGATAGTATAACCTACCTTATTGGCTTTAATAGCGTCAACCGCATCACTATTTGCAAGAATCTCTCGCACCGTGTCAGCTGTGAATTGTGGTAAGTTTACCAAACGCTTGTTTTCAGCGTCAATAATTACAGGTGAGTCGCCCAACTGTGATTTGTGAACGTACAAACCGTTAATAGGGTGTACTACATCACCGCCACCGTCTTTCTCGCTGTTGTAGATGTCGGTCAACTTAACAAATGGAAAATCGGTTGTATCAATACCGAAACTAGTCTTATTAAAAGTACTAGCAAAACTAAAACCTTTTGACATAACTTTATAACTTATTTAACGTTAAACTTCGTGTTACCTGTGGTGCTAACTTACTTAACTTCGTTCATACCGTTTGCAGCTGCAAACTCATTGAGCCATTTCTTAAAGCGGTTCAACTTAATAACCGCCTTATCGTCTTTGGCAATTTCGTTACTAGTCATCAAAGCGTTTACGCTTGTAATACAGTTAAAAACTGTCTCATTAAAATTTTCGTTCATAATTACCTAATTTAAAATGTTAAACTTATATGTTTCTTAAACACGGTGCAAAGGTACGGCATTTTTGCGAAACCACCAAATTTTTTCTGTTAAGAAATCTTAAAGAATAAAATTAATATCTGTTAACACTTCGTTTCACGTGAAACATTAATAACAGGTTGTTCCACGTGAAACAATAACAGGACAGCAAAGTTAACAAAATTAGTAAAGTTTAACAATATTAACAGTGTTAATTAACAGTGTTAAATGTGTTAAATAATCGTAATTGCGGCACAGAGCAAAAAGCGTGCCAAAGTGTGTTAGCAACTGTTAAATATGTGTTGGGAAATGTTAAAATGGGGTGCTTTGTGTACCTTT